AGCGGCGCGACGAGCCAAACAAAAACAACATTAACCAGCTCCGGCTGGTTTTTTTACGCCCGGAGATAATGAATGGCTGGCACGGAAAACGTTGGAAGCATCGTCTATGAAGTGGGCATGGATATCGCTCCACTGCTGCAAGGAACTAAACAGGCTGAGAAAGCCCTCGATAACCTTGATGCTGCTGCACAAGGGGCGGGTAAAGGTCTTGATACGCTCGAGGGAGGCGCTAAAGAAACTGGTTCTGGCTTGGGAGATCTTGGTAAGCAGTCCGATAGTGCAGGCGCTTCACTAAAAGAGCTGACTGGCTATTCCAAATCTATAGACGGTAGCCTGAAAACCCTGAACTCCAGCGTCAACGCCATAACGAGGGCGATGCAGGAGGCCAGAACAAACACTGGTGGAGCAGGCGCTGAATTTAGCCGGGCTGAAGCCATTATCGAGGGGCTTGGAAACCAACTCGCGATTCTCGAAGAGGCCCAACAAGGATCGGCTCGCAGCGCGGCAATATTAGCCGCTCAGATGCGCGCCGGATCTGCCGCTTCAGAAGAAGAGAAGAACACAATTGGTCAACTAGCTGCCGCTTTTTTTGATCTAAAAACATCTGCAGATGAAAGCGCAAAATCCACGGCGCAGGTTGCAGCTGCATCACAGCAAGCAGAATCGTCGATTTCCAGGCTTGAAGGCGATATCGCCATCCTGAATTCAGGCATGCAGGATGGTGCGAGGGCAGCAGCCATTCTTGCTGCGCAGATGAGTGCCGGAGTTGGTGCTACACAGGAACAAAAAAATAAGATAGCTGAGCTATCTGGCTCTCTTTACGACATGCGAGAAGCGCAAAACTCGGCCTCACGTGCCGCTTCTCAGGCTGCAAAGCAGCTGGCGCAGGAGGCGAGCGAAGCTAATCGAGTCGCCTCTATTGTTTCTGGTCTTTCTGAGCAAGTTTCAGTGCTCAGTAGTCAACAAGCGGATGGAGCGAGAAGTGCGGCTATCCTTGCCGCACAACTTCGCGCCGGTGATGCAGCAACCCAATCGCAAAAGGCAAAGATAGCTGATCTCGTCGGTTCTATTTATGACATGAGAGAGGCGCAAAGCGCCGCTACCAAAGAGTCTGCTGAGGCTGCAAGGCAATTAGCTCTTGAGGCCAGCGAAGCAGAAAAAGTAAATTCAATAACAGAGGGTCTGGCTCAACAGATTTCAATTCTCAGTGAGCAGCAGACCAATGGAGCGAGAAGTGCCGCAATCCTTGCAGCACAAATGCGGGCCGGATCTGCAGCATCCGATGCGGAAAAGGAAAAAATTGGAGCGTTAACCGGCCAGCTTTTCGACATGAGGAGCGCCACCGACAAAGCAATGGGCGGTAATCGAGGCTGGAAAGGCAGCATGCAGCAAGCAGGCTACCAGGTGCAGGACTTCATTGTTCAGGTGCAGGGTGGACAATCCGCTCTTGTGGCCTTCTCGCAGCAGGGTTCACAGTTAGCTGGGGCGTTTGGCCCGGGCGGCGCGGTGATTGGCGCGGTTATTGCGCTGAGTACAGTCGTTGCTGGTACGCTGATAGCATCATTGAATGGCGGCAAGAGCGCCATCGAAGCGCTGACAGACGCAGCATCAGCAATGGATAAGGTCATCAGCGTATCGCAAAACGGCATCGCAGCCCTTTCCGATAAATATGCCAACCTTGCCCGTGTTAATGCCGAAGTTGCAACGCTCATGCGCAACCAGGCGCTGCTCGAATACAATCAGGCCATCGCCAAGATACCGAAAGCCATTGGCGAAGCGTCATCTGCTTTTGTGTCGTTCGGGGATAAAGCTTTATCAGCACTCTCTGGCGGTTACGCGTCGGTGCAGGGCTTCAATGATCGCCTTGCGTCACTGAACATCACCACTGACGATTTCAGTTCTGCGATGAAGCAGGCCTATTCTGCTGGCTCTGCATTCAATGCAACCACGATGAGTATCGGCAATACAGTCGGTGCGCTGGCCTCAAAACTAGGCATATCGGAACAGGAGGCGTTTAATCTTGCGAAACAGTTATCTGACTTAAGCAAGAACCCGTCACCAGAAGCACTGCAAACACTCGCGCTGCGCTTACAAGGCATGACATCGTCATCGAAAGAAGGGCAGAAGGCCATCACCGACCTACTCGGGCCGATTGTCGACCTTGCGCGTGAGTCGGCGAACGCAGCATTCAACGTGGACAGCCTGAAGAAATCCACTGACAACCTGACCACCGGGCAAAAGAGCCTGATTCAGCAGTCAGAACGCAACTTGGCACTGTCAAAGTTACAGGGAGAGGCTCGAGCGCGACTCCAGGCGCAGTATGCAGCAGAAGATGCAGGTTTCTCAAAGGATGATCCACATGCTGTGCAAATGGAGCAGGACGCCGCCGCTACATACAAAAACACCGAAGCACAAAAGACGCTCACTGCCGAGAACAAAAAGGCAGTTACCCAGGGTGAAACAGTCGCGCAAAAGTTGGAGAAGTTACGCCAGCAATCGGAACTTGCTGCTGATTCAACTAAAGAGCTGAGTCGTGAACAGGCATTACTCAATGCCGAGCAATCTCTTGGCAAGGGTGCAACTCAAGGACAGATTGAGCAGGCGCGTCAGTATGCTGCGGCTAAGTGGGACACAGCTAACGCCATACGAGCGCAGGCAGCAGCTGAGAAGCTTCTCCCTGAAGCCAAAGAGAACGCCAGCTACAAGCAGGATGTTGAAGATCTGAACACTGCGCTGTCTGCCAAGAAAATCAGCCAGGAGCAATATAACTCCACATCTGAGCGCCTTGAACAGACACATATGGCGGCGCTTGCCAAAATCCGCGCTGACCAGGCTGTCTCACCAATGCAGGAAGCGGCGGGCAGCGTTGACCCGGTTCAGGCGCTGGCAAATCAGCACGCTCAGCAGCTCGCATTAATTCAGCAATTCGAGCAGCAGGGTGTGATCACCCATCAGAATGCACTGGCCCAGCGCAATGCCGCAGACACTGTTTACGAGCAGCAGCGCATTGCGGCTCAATGGGAGATATTCAAAAACCAGAGTCAGGCGAATCAGATTCTGGCCGCTGGATTTGAATCACTGGCTGGTAATGCCTCCAATGCTTTCACGGGAATAATCACCGGGAGCATGACCGCCGAAGACGCCATGAACTCTCTCGTAAGTAATGCATTGAATAGCCTGATAAACGGCTTTGTTCAGATGGGTGTAGAGTGGATTAAATCGGCTGTCACCGGCAGCGCGGCGCAGGTAGCGGCAACGGCGGCCACAACATCAGCCGCGGTCGCCGGAACCGCAACCACCACGGCAGCAAGCACCGCCGCGGCAGCCACAACGACAGTTGCATGGACACCTGCTGCAATCGCAGCATCAATCGGTTCGTTCGGCGGCGCGGCGGCAATCGGGATCGGCGCAGTTATCGCAGCGATGGCGTTATCAAGCTCTATCGCAGGTAAGCGCAAGAACGGCGGCCCGGTATCGGCTGGCTCAATGTACCAGGTGGGTGAGGGCGGTATGCCTGAAATCTACCAATCCAGTAATGGCAGCCAGTACATGATCCCCGGCGATAACGGCAAGGTGATCAGCAACAAGGATATGCAGGGTGGAAGCGGGGAAATTAAGGTTTCCATAACCTTTAATGACTACACAACAGGAAGTCATTCATATGATGCTCAGGCCACTCAAAATGGAAGCGCTATTACTGTTCAAGCATTTATAATGGACATGAATCAAGGCGGCGAAATGAGCCAGTCAATATCCCAAAATCTTCAGGCTCCAAGAAAAGCGAGAGAATAATGGAAATTAGACCCGGCGAAGCAGGAAGGATGGATATTCCTTTAGGCAAGGAAACGGTGTTCACCCATAACAAGCCAGTAACTTATCAAGTAGCAACCTCGGGAGGTTCGCTGATTGAGGTTGAGCTACCTGGAGGCGTTGAATTCAAAGTAACCAGTGCGGGTGACATTAAATCTATCACCGTCAACATATTCGACTCACCAAATGGCCCGATTGAAATAGTTTAATAGAACCCGCTTCGGCGGGTTTTTTATTGCCTGGAGTAACCATGCCAATACCCTACCCAGACTGGCTGCCACTTGCGCAGAAATCAAAGACACCTAAACCAGATACCGGCTTTCGCACTGACCTTCCGCAAGTTGGCGCGCCAATATTCCAGAAACTCACCGACGACCTGAAAACCGGATTCTCACTAACATGGGTCTTCACGCTGGCACAGCACCGTGCATTCATGCAGTGGTTGCGCAGCCCTAACTATCTGGACAACTGCAATCAGTGGTTCCTGATGCCAGTGGGTATAGGCTCGGGTGCATACGGTGAGCCTGAGATGCAGGAGCTTCACTTTACCGCTTACCCGACATGGAGCCAATCAGGATCAGTCTTCACTTGGTCTGGTGATGTTGTCACTCGCAAGCTGAATAACTCCGATGATGACTACGACGACATTGTTATCGAACTGCCGCCACCTTGGGCAAGCTTCCTCGATATTGTCGTGACCGGATATCCAGATAACCGCGATCCTGAGTCACTCCCGAGGGCTCCATAATGAATTTCAGAGAGTACAAGAGCCGCCGTCCGAACCGCATCCTCTACGACACAATCACCATTTACAGCGAAACTTTCGGTTATATCAGGCTTGTCAAAGACCAGGTATTTCCGAAGACATTCGCCGGTCAGGAGTATCAGCCGTGCCGGATGGAAATTGCAGATAGCCCGCAGAGTTCGACGCCTGTCATTACCTCCACAGTGAAATTCAGCCGCCTCGCGACGGATTTCAAACAGCAATTGAAGCAGTGGAAGGCGTTTGATCGCATCGTGCCA